CCCCCCCCCCCCCCCCCCCCACTTTGTCCTACATTAGCGGAATTCAGTGCTGTCCTGGCTAACTCTACGATCTCTTGGAGATCATCGTAATCAACATCGGGGTCTTCTTCCCCAAGTTGCACCAGTGTTGCCAGTTGTTTCATTGTTAGTGATAGAGGTGTGCTGGGGTGTGTCACGATCTATCTAATACAATTGCTTACTATTGGGTGTCTATAACTTTTTTAACAAAAATGAAAAAACCCGCATGGTATACGGTGGTGCAACAAGTGTGTTACAACTCCCAAAACGCTTGCGCGTCACGCGATGAAACAGCATTCGCATAGGTTGAATACAAAAGCGTGGGGTTGGTGTGACCCATCTCAAAAGCCGTTTCTATAGCATTCCCACTTGATTCAAGCAACATAGTGGCAAACGTGTGGCGCAGGATGTTGCGCGGGTATTTGGTCATTCCTAGCAATTCCGCAAACTTTGCCCACTGCGGTTCAAACTGCTTTTGGGTCTTGCCCTGGCAAAGCAATCCCTCACCGCGGTGCATGTGCCGGATGAATGCCGGACGCATTTTAATGCTCCTCGGACGAGAAGCATGCCCGCCTTTGCTGTCCTCCCGCCGAATAAGGATTTTGCCATGCTCCCAATCAAGTGCTTGCTCGTGTGAGATCCGTCGAACTTCGCAGGGCCGGATACCGGAGAATAGTCCGCAGACGATCCATGAGCGAAAAAATGTTGGGAACGGGTGATCCAGCAGCACCTTGCACTGGTCCACCGTGAGGATCTCCTGCCTGTATCCTTTGGCCTGCTTTGGTGGGGTTGCTACCCCAAACGGGTTGACTGGGCAAATATCAAGCACCGCAGGCCAATTGTAGAAACTCCGGCAACAGGCAAAGAGGTTAAAGATACCCCTCACTTGCAATGACAATCCTTGCGTCCACCCCTTGATCATTCGCGGGTTAAGGTCACTGACATCCAGCCTTCCAAACTTGTCCACCAGTTTGTTGGTTGCCCAAACCAATTGCCGATGGGTGTCGTAGCCTACCTCGCGTTTTTTCTCCGCTAAGAATGCTTTCACCAAAACGCGGATCTTGGCTCCCTGTTCGTCGGATAAATCAATACTTCCAAGAGATGATTGCAGGCCGAGCTTACAAGACGATTGAAATGCCTCAACCTCGGTTTTGTAGAATAGTTTTTTGCGTGTCCCTCCGGCAAGACTTGCAGGGATATCAATCATCCAGCACTTCCTTTGGGGGTAGAATCGAGGGGTAAATGCAGTGAAAGATTTGTTTCCCATGTTTCCCAAATACCACCATATTCAATAGAAATCAACTTCTATACACCAAGTTGATAAAACCGCATGAATACTGGGTCTACGGGGTTTTTTTCAACAGAGAAAAAAGTGCTCGAAGTGGGACTTGAACCCTCTAATTTACTCTGTATTGGGAAACGGAACCCCTTATTGTTTCCCAACTAACATTTTTTGAAAGTAAAAAGCCTTTGATCCTGCATATTTACTTTCTGGTATGTATAGTCGAAACCCGCAGGCGATGAGGGAGTTTGCACTAGCCAGGTTCCAATCAAGCACATAGGTCACGATCTGCTTGAACCCGTGCCGTTTTGCCATGGCGATGCGGGCGCGGATCAGTCTTTTCTGCATGCCTTGCCCGCGGTGCTTCGTCAGCACCCCGCTGCGGATCATAAAGCAGAGGCCCTTGTTGCTTTCATGGTGGCAGGGCCGGAGTCCTGCAAAGGCAATACCCTTGCCTCGGTGATCGCGGATCAACCACCACCACCCACCCTCCGGCTCGACCGCTACGTCCTCACCAAAAAGGGTCTTGTCGAGTTTGAGAACGTCCTCCCGCACCCGTGCAGGCAGGTGTTCTGGTCGAGCCTCGCACCGGAGAATCATTTTACAATTCGGTAGTGGGGCACCAAGTAGGTTGCCTTGTGACCCGTTTTGATCCGGTACTTGCGTTGCTCGATGCTACCTTCTTCCAATGCCGCGGATAATAACCTGCGAGTCTGGCTTTCAGAACGACCCGTTTTTTTGGCAATGGTGCGACAAGATTCCCAATCTGCCGGCACTTGGTCGGTTTTTAGTGATCCAGCTTGAACCAGTATGGCAAGCCACTCGTTGGGAGTCTTGGTCACAATGGTAGTCTCCACGGTTCATTGGGGCACCGTGTGATGAGGTGGACGCTTGAGGCACCCAACTCGTTACAGTATTCAAAGTAGGCAAACCCCTGCATCCATGCCGCGGTGCTTTTCCGGTTCTTTGCGTACTCAAGCGACCCGCGACTTGTGAGGGTTCCGATGTTGTAGCCGATCCCCCCATGGTCGGATGAGGAGGCAGCGATAGCGCACTTGTGGGTGTGCCCAAAGATCACTTTTCGGACATCGGATCCGTTGCAGTAGTGCTCTGCCATCGTCTTGGTTGCTTGTTCGTTGAACCATGTCCCGTGGGTGAGGAGGATGTCGGACTGCTCAACCTTCACCTTTTGCCAGATGCCCGTGTACGGGGTGAGGCGGGCGCGGAGTTTGGTGCAGGACTCCTCGATAGACTCGTATGCCTTGTGTGCCGCGTAGCCGAGCACCCCTTCGCCCTTTCTGAGGCGATCCAGGCGATCCTCGTGATTCCCTAGCAGCACCTCGTACGTTGCCTTGGAGTCCTTTGGCATCATCTCCTTGAGGTGCATGAGTCCGGTCTCGATGTCCGGCGAGACATCTCCCTCGCCCGTACCACCACCCATAAACGCGGAAAGGTCAGTAAAATCACCAAGGCAGGCCACGAACTGCGGCTTCCACCTCTCGCGGAATGCCAGCATGGTTTCCATGGCAACCTTGTCGGCGTAAATGGCGTGGGAACATGACCATGCCATCCCGCGTTTCCACTTGTGGGTGATGTTCATACAACGGATCGGCCCGCGTCATGCAGATCCCTCATCTCCGCAAGGGTGTGGGATGTCTTCCACTGAATGTGGGGTTCGTCCTGTATGGACTTCCAAGACCCTCCCCATTCTAGTTCTGGGTGAAGGGCAACAATATCCCCGATCTGACGGTAGAACGGAGTGTCCTCTAGGTAGCGGTTTGGGAGGAACAGACCGCAGTCCACGGCAATCCCAAAGGTATGGTTGCTATAGCCTCCGCGGGCATTGGTGACAATTGGCCCGCTAGATGTCCGGCCTTTAGCGTAGAGCGCATCTTGTTCCGCATAACTGCGTGTGCCGGAGATGTAGCGGATATCCAGACCCTTCTGCTCAAAGTGTTTTTTGAGGTCGAGTAGACATTGCGTAAATACGGGTTGAACCTTGAGGAGCAGGGTGGCGATGACACCCGCGGATCGTTGGTCGATCATTTGGTGACTCCTTTGATTTTTTCAAAGGTGCGATACCCTCCCAGACCCAGCATACCGATCAGCACCGTCATCAACGCATCGGCTTGAAGCGGAACAACCGGAGCAGGTTGGTGAGTGACCAGTATATACACCCAAGAAAAAATTGGTTGGCCCACAAATTGCCAAGCAAATGCGATGGCACACACCCATCCAACGCATGGTCTCCATCCAGAGACAAACAGGTTGGGAGATCCTGCCTCCACTGCGTTGACTTGATTTTGTGCTTGAGACATCTGTGCCTCAAACTCAATGAGCTTGGCCTGCAACTCTGCCTCGATTTTGACCTGCTGGTCGCGGTCGGGAACAAACTTGTTCACGATCTGACCGACCGTTGTAACCATTTGGGGTATATCCCAGAGCATAGTGTTATCGGAGCAGCTTGTCTTCGATCCTTTTGGTGCGTTGATCAATCTGGGAAAGTGTCGCCAGTGCTGCGGCAAGCATCTCGCGCCTTTGAACGTTGTCGGATTCCATCACGGCGATTTTGGCATCTTGAATTTTGTTTGCGTCTTCGACTCGATCCATCCGAGTAGGAAGCACCGCGTAGATCGTAAAATATGTGATGAGTGACACCACACTCGCGCCTGTTGCCAGCAGGCCGAGAACAATTGTAGCAGGGTGAGGTAAAGGTGCGTGGTCAGTTGTCATGTCTCAGAATCGGTAAGGGGTTAGCAATTCCGCGTGTCTCGTAGAGGTACACGAGGGAGATCACTAGGAAGACAAGAGCAACTAGGTCATCGTCTTTTATCCCTTTCAGATTCAGTTCATACTTCACCCGTTGCATGGCAATCTGCGTACGGGTTGCGCCAAAAAATTGTGACTCGTTGAGGTCTTTGACCACCTTGCTGGCGATAGGGAATGCCGACCGGATCACCTGGAGATCGGCCTTGATGATCTCACGATCACGCCACACCGCTTCGACTTGGGACTTCCAAGTCTTTAGCGTTGCAATGAAAGCGTGGATTTTTTCTTTCATTGTTTGAGGGATTCCCATGCGGTTTCCAAAGTTGCCGCTAGTTGTTCCGGCAGTTTGTCCTGCGTTACCACAAAAGTGCGTTCCCCTTGGGGGCAAGCAACGGAGACCGCTGCGCTAATTTGATCGGGTTGCTCAATCACGACATTGCTGATTGCCTCGCCTTCAACCATGAGGGAAGAGCACCACGACATGAGTGAGTCGCAGACCTGCTTGATGCCACCCTCAAACGGAACATCAAACGCAAAACTGTACCCGTTGCGGGTATCAAAAACCGTGATGGTGTTGTCTTTGAAAGTAAGCGTCATACGAGTTTCGTGAATGAAGCAACCGCACCGGACAACAAGGTTGATGTGCCAAATGCAGATCCTGTTTGGGAAAACTGAACCTTCATCGTCGGTGCAGTTGATCCTGTCAGAATGTAATATTGTGCGGCAGATGGGTTATTGGTGTTGCCTGTGGAAGATCGGTTAATAAATGCGTAGAGGTTTCCACTTGGGTTGCTAAATCCAGCGTCTGTCCTTGACCCAAAAATAATGTAGAATCCTGTTGCAGATGCGTTAGCAATCGCAGCAGTTGAAGAAAGCACTAGGTAATGACTACCTCCAGAAGATGCCGTATGCCGTCCTGCGAATTCAAATCGGTACATTGTGTTAGCCTCTAGCGTAAAACCCGTTAAACCCGTCACATCAGCAAGAGTTGTTGTTGTACTAGCAATGTCTGCGGTACTTTTTTTGGCAATGATTCCGTATCTGGCATCTCCTAGATCTCTTGTCAAAATAGACGATCCACTTGCCGATGTCTGGTTGGGTGCTGTTAAGTTGGTTGATGTAAAAGAAGTAGGAAGTCGTGCGTTATCAATCGTTCCAGTAGAAAGATCACTTGCAGAACCAGTTGTTGCTATCGTGGCGAGACCAGTAATCTGCGACGACGAAATGCTTTTATTGGTAAGTGTTTGTGTGCCTGTAGTGGTGACTGCTGTTGCAGGAAGTCGTGCCGCATCAAGTGTTCCATTAGAAATGCTGCTCGCTGATGGGACAGGATGAGTGTGATCTAATCGTGAAGCGTACCGAGAAGTTCCAGCACTTAGAATGGAAGTTGGTGTAATTACCGTGTTCCCATGAGTAAATGTTATGGAACGGGTATAGGTATTCCCATCGGTGTTGCTGACCCCTGTTATGGTAAAGTTTGCAGGATACCCGCTTGAGTTGGAAGTTGTGTATTCTGGGTAATCACCCCCACCACCCGTAGCAACTATGTGCCAAAGGTTGTCTGTTGTTGAGTAATATACTTTTAAATGTGAGTCAGAACTCCCGTTGGGTACATAAACCGCAGTAGTCGTTCCGTAAGTTCCACTTTGTAAAAACCAATATCCTGCCGTAATTTGTGGAACATCAAGGTCAGTAGCATTGTTGACGATGTTGATCCATGCAGGAGGAACAAATGTTGCAATATCCAAAACAACAGCACCCGTGTTGCCGTTAACGGAAATGACAGGAAACGTAATGCTTTCTGTGGTTGCCAATGTTCCAGAGCCAGGAGGAAGTGCGTAAGTCTTTTGAGTTCCACCAGAAGGAGTGTAAGCAATCTGACCAGCAGTAAATGCCGTTGAAGTATCTGCAACTTGAAATCCAATTCCATTAGCATTTAGTGAAAAAGAACTATCCGATGAGGCAGAGTTTCCAATTCCCAATGCTGATACCGTTGTGGTTTGATCGGGGTTTCCATTTGGATCATTTAAAAATACGGCATTAAATGTTGGCAAATTGCTAGTGTTCAATTCTTGGTCAAACGGATTTCCACCTCCCGATGCATCAAGTTGACCAGTAAACGGGTTAAACTGGTATGCCATGACTAGGACTTGGTTACTGAAACAAGGTTGGAACCGCTATAGGCAAGCGTGAGTGTTGCTACCGTTGACCCAGAAGCACCACCCGTCTTGTAGACAACACCCGTTAGGTTGCTGCCCGTGTAGGACAGGGAAACATAGTCGTATGGGGGAATGTTGAGACCAGGCAGTTTGATTTGAAGCGGGGCCTGGATGTCGGCTTCAATGGAATGCAGAAGACCATTGGTCGTGTTGGGGTCGGAGTAGGGAGGCAGGTCCACCAGCAAGCGACCCGTTGAGGAATCACAGAGTAGGGGCATGCTCTTGCCCGTCTGCTCCACCGCGGGGAGCGCAGACCCGCTAGTCCACCGCAGCGCAGGCCTCTGCAGGTGGGGATTTAAAAAGTCACTCATTGCGCAGGAACTTGTCCACCGCAGTCCAAGCATCCTTCACGACACCCTCAACCTTTTTGGCAATGGTCTTTTCCAGTGCCTGCGCTCGCTCAAAATGCACGTTGGAGTGGTGCGTATCGAGCGTCAGCGAGTGATCGTTGTGATCACGGGTTGAAAGTGTCGGTTCAACGTGCATTAGTCGTTACCAATCACCGATGTTGGATAAGCCGTTGAAATGATTGCACCAATGGTGGTCTGGTTTGAGTAGCTTTCCTGAGCAGTATTTCGGGATGGAAGAATCCCCTCGCTAAATGCAAGCGGGCCATCAATTGGGGTGCCCGTGTCCACCCACTGCGTTTGAAGCGGGGAAGAGATGCGCACCACAAAAGTTCCGGTGATCGTGGTCGATGAAACGGTCTGAGAGGCAGAAACCGTGTAGGTGCCTGCGCCCCCCGTGCCTGTCCCGTAGGCAGTGATCGTTGTTCCGGTGGTGACTCCGCTGCCGGAGAGCACCGACCCAATGAATAGGGAGCCGGATGTGACCGATGCAATGGTTAGCGTGGTGGTGGTGATTGATCCGGTGCCAGTAAAGGAACCGGAGACTGATTCTGCTTGTGGGGAAACACTCATGGTATTGGGGGATTAGGGGTTAAGGATATTGGGCCAGACTTCTTTGAGTTCTGGCAAGGTATCGGGGAGGGTGGTCTTCGTGACATCCCGTAATTCCTGCTTTTTGACTGCAATCGCTGCGGCTTTAACGGAGTCCTCGGTCTCTAGTGCCCTCATGTACTGGACATCCAACGACTCAAGCAGGGGCTTTCTCGCCTCGCGGAATTTGTTGAGATGAATGCCCTTGGCCTTCTCAATGTTTACCTCTGCACCTGTCTCTGCGTGATATTCGTAGGCATTGAAGTAATCGTTATCAATGGCTGAAAGGTCATCCACGATCTTGTAAGGAACTCCAGATGGAACATCTTTGATGCAATCTTCAATAGCACCCGTAGGGAAGATTAATGCGACTTGTCCGTTAGCTTGGGGATAGGTAATGAATGGCATATTAGTTTCCGAAGACTTGGACGTTTGCGACTGAAGCATCCCCTGCGGCAGTTGAATTGTATGCAATAATGATGCTTACTGCGGAAGCAGTCTGCGCTATTGCTGTGCTAATGTAATTTGTTGGGAATCCGCCACCAACGACGGAACTAGTTATCGTTGTGGTATAATTCGTATCAGACATAGCGGTTGTAAAATTCACCGTGTAGTTGCCTGTCCCGTTCTTCGTGATGCTGGAGACATTGTAACTAGAACGAATAGTAGCAGCAAAAGCACTAAAATTAGAAAGCGATCCAGCAGGAGTAGATAACACCACAAAAGTAAAATTGGTCGTTGAATTAACTGCCGTGATTGCCCATGTGCCATTCAGTACACTGTTGTTTCCTGTTTGCCCTGTTATGTTAATAAACTCTCCAACAATCAACCCGTGTGCTGAAGCTGTTCCGCATTGGATTGTCGTTCCGCTAAAAGAAACAGAACTTGTTGTGACAGGGTTATTTGCTCCATTGAAATTTACCCACGCCTTACAAAGCTGCTTTTGCTCGTTGGTTGAAAGTTTTGCTTTGGTAACTATTCCATCCGCAAGTTTTGCCGTTGTTGAAACCGCACCATCGGTAATGGCAGATGCTGTTCCTGTAAGGTTTCCTGTGATCCCTCCAGACACGGTTAATGAACCACTAAACGACCCTGTTGTAGCGGTTACTGCGCCGTTGATGTTTCCAACAAAAGATGTCGCCGTTAAGTTGCCACTAGCATCCCAACTTGGATGACCCGTGGAAAGTTTTGATGCGGTAATTGACCCGTCAGCAATGGCTGAAGCGGTCTGCGACACCCAATATGGAGAAGTTCCAGCAGAAGTGATCCCTAAAACATATGGTGCGCTTCCAGATGTAATTGCAGTATCTGGTAAAGTATTCCTACTTAACTGCTGAGTCTCCATCGTTAGCTTGTCCAGGGCCGTCTCAATACTGTTTGCCGGAAGGCGATCTCCGGTCGTGAATGAGGTGAGTTGTGTGTAGGGAACCATTCTCTGGATGAGAACTGTACGAGTAGAAGGGATTGCCGCAGTCGTAGTCACCGATCCTGTAGACCCACCACCACCGGACACCGTGTAATTCGTGGTGATGGTCAGCAGGGTGGAATTGCCGGAAGCATCCACCAAGTAGACCTTGAGGTCGGCTGCATCGTAAAAATTAAACGGCACCGTGTACGCGGTCGTGGTCGAGCCATTGCCCGTGTACGAAATGGTGGATGTGGAGGACGATACGGACATCGGTACGTTTTTACCTTGGTGTCAATACACCCACAATCTGTTTTCTGGACATCTTGGGGGGCATTTACTCGGAGGCTTTGACCGCGTTCTTGCCCGCGCCAAAGAGGTCGGTGGCAAGGTGGGTGAGGGATGCCGCGGCACTCATGGTGCCATTGAGCATTCCGATGCCACTGACCAAGTGGTCGAGATCCTTGATTGCCATCTCCCAATCGGCTTTTCCGTCCATGTATTTGGGGATGTGGGTGAGGGGACTCATGGCACCGTCAATTGAGAATAGGTTGCCTTGTGGCAGGTATTCGCCAGAGGCTTTAAATGCCGCGCCCTTGACCGCGTCACCGAGGAGGGGAATGCCTTGTAACCAATCGGTTCCCCAATTGAGAAACAACCTCTTGATGTTCCAATGCTTTTCGTCAAAGACCTCTTTATCGTCACTGTCTTTGGCATCCCTCCATGCATTTCGGATGATGGTGCCGACCATTGAGTTGAGCACCAGCAAGGAAACAAGTGTGCGAACTTTTACCGCAGCGGGTCTTTCGGTGAGTGCATAGGCAGCAAGGCCGATGTTCTTGCGAGCTTCCGAAGCAAATGCCCATCCTGCCCGCGCTAATGGCCCTGTCTGCGTGTTTTCAAAGACCGACCTTGCGCCCATCCGGGTAGGTTGCGCGAGTTTGTCTGTGGCCCGTTCTGCCACGCCATGGGCATACTCCTCCGGTGATGGGATCCCCATGCTCTTTGCCTGCGTGAAATGGTAATCGTAGACCATGGCATAGGTGCCCGCGGTGAAGAGGGCATCCGCGCCGGAAATGAGGCGACCGAGGCTTTCGACGGCATGCTTGAGCTTGTTGGGTTTGTCGGCATGGAGACCTTCCATGGCCTGCCGGACAATCGGTGGCATCTCCTTGAGTCGGCGTTGGATGTAGTCCGACTTGAGTGCCTCTCCCCAACCGAGGTTGCCGGAGAGAAGTTTGCTCAATCGCAGGATGTAGGCACCCGTGGGCATCTCCGCGAGGGACGCACCGAGTTGGGTGGACTGAAGAACGATGGTGCTCAATCGACCGACCAGGGCGATCTGTGCGGCGCGACCACCGATTTTGGAAAGGGCCGCGTTGAGTCCAAGCTGGGTAGCGGCATCACGCACCCCACCTTGGTTCATTATGTCGAGGTGCAGATTGAGCACCCGTTTTGCTTCCTCGCCACCCTTGGCATGGATTGCGTTTTGGACATCACGGTTGCGAAGGATCCCGTTTGCCTCCTTCATGAATGGAGCGTATGCCATCCAGTGCTCCATCTGACGGGTATGGGCAAGGTAAGTCTGGAGAACGTCTTGGAACTTTGGCTCAGAGTAGGAGGTTCCGCGGGTACGCAGCGCACTAGGGGAAGATCCCCTTGCCGCGGTGACTGATCCGGTGACCGGATCGATTGCCGACCCAGCAGGCGCGGTGACGGGTGCCACCGTCACGGGGGAATAATTGGCGATCTGGGGGAGGGATACCCGGTTGAGTTCGGAGTAGACCTTGTTGATGTCGTGGTATCCTTTTGCATACTTATCCAACAGGAAGGCACGAAGTGCCTTTGCCTCCGGTGAGAGGGAATCCTCCAACATATCCACAAACTTCTGGTTGTAGTGCCATGCGGAGATCGGTTGCCCATTCTCATCGAGCTTGCCCTCCATGTGCCTGCGACCGTCCTCCTGCATCCAGAGCATGGTCGCAGAGAGTGCCTCCATCTGTGAAAACTCTAGACCACTCCATGGGGTTCCGGTAAACGGCTTGATGGTTTTTTGGGCCATGTTGTATCGGAGTTCCTCTCCGGCGAGCCTGCTTCCGGCGAGCTTGGTAAATAAATCGGAAACCTCGTCTAGCTTGGCTTGCGTCCGGTCTTCCTTGGTATTGGATGCTTCCCGTTCCCCGTTGGCGAGGAACTTGGCGGTTTCACTGTTTTCCCCAAAGAGGATCGAGACAAAGTGATCCCACCCGATAAGGTTGAAGTATCCTTTCTTGAAATTGCCACCGACACCTTGCTGTTTCTTGTCTTCCTCTTGTCTCTGGGAAAGGAGACCATTTTTGCCTGTGTTGGCAATTGCCTTGGATTGTGCTGCGTCCCGTTCCTGCTTTTCGACAACTTTATCTGTGAGAAACTTCTGATACCCCTTTGACCATGTGGACTTCATCATGAGCAGTGCCTGCCTCTTGGCATCGGAAGTCTTGTCTTTCCAATTCCCGATTGCAGAGACAAGGTCTCCTTCACGGGTGAGCTTTGCTTCCTCCTCCGCGGACAGGGTGCCGCTATCAATCAAGTGGTCGATCTTTGCCAGGTGGGCATTGACCTCGTCGTCATTCCACTTCTGAGCCTCGCGCACCACCGCAAACATGGACATGAGGTCGGCACCGATTCCCTTGGGCTTTTCGCCTGCCTCCCGTTTTTTGGGAAGGGTGGTCTGGAGGAACTTGTAGGTAGCTTCGTCGTATTCTTTACCAAGGTAGCGTTCCAGTTCCTTATCCAGCATCTCGACCCTTTTCTTGAAGAAATCTGCCAGTGCCTTGTCTCCGGTGCCGATATTGGCAAGTACGGACATTCCACCGACCCGCCCGCGGACTTCGTATGGGAGGGTCTTGAGGATGCCGTCGAGTTCGATGAGTGCCTGTTTGAGCTTTTCATTGCGGATCGCTTGCGACGATGCGCCGGATGCCTCCATTCCGAGCAGTGTGTCGCGGTTTTTTTCCAGTACCGAGGTAAAGCGTTGCTTGGCCCTCTCGTACATGGAGAGATGGGGTTCGGTGAAGAGTTGACTGGTTTGCATGGCAGCGGTCACCGAGTCGATGTTTTCTTGGGAACGGATAGAGTAAGAAATGTCAGAAATCCTTCCGTCACCGAAAACGGCATCCTTTACGAAAACCGTGTTGCCAATCTGAAATGCCTCGGACCCGCCGGTGACCTGTCTCATGTCGGAACGGTCGTAGTAGTAGCTATGACGGTCTGGGTTGAACCCTACCTGCGTCCAGTTCTCCAAATCATCTGGCAGGGATTGGTCTTCGGACCATTCTCCCTTAATTGCAATGTGCGGACCCTTGTCGCCACCCAATCCGATCTTGAGCGTTGCCTTTTCGTTGGTGATGAACTGCGGGGTGAGAATCCGTGCGAAGGCGCGATAGGCAAGGCCGGCTGCAGACTTGATGGTGACAACCCCGATGCCATGGTCGGTGAATGACGGGACATCCTGACGAATGGTCACACTATCGGATTCAGCGGGCATCTCATCAGAGTATTTCTTGCCAATCGCTTTCTTGACCTGTGCCTGCGTGGGTAGTTCTTTGAGCGACTTGGGTGGCACCACCAACTGCGCTGGGAAGTGCATGTTGGCAGCTTCATTGAACACTTCTTGCGGGATGCTCTCGCCGGCCTCACGCCGGCGCAGGAGGTCTTGGATGATAGGTGAATACTTCCTGCCTCGTGCCGTTGTCGCAACGCTTTCCCACCCCTCGTATTCTTTGAGAAACTCTGCTGCTTTTGAACCTTCGCGTAGTGAGAAAGCAACCTTGCGTCCTACAATCCCATTTCCAAGCACATCACGCGGTTGGATCTTTTCCGGATTGATGATTGGGTATCCCCACTTGCCGGTTTCTGGGATGTCGTATTCAGAACCAACCGGAACAAGGTGCTTATCTTCATCCTGACGAAACGATTCCGCATCGGAATAGAACTTTGGTTCACCGATCACTGCGAACCCTACATGCTGGGCTTTGCCTTTGCCGGTTCTGACAAGACCAACCCGCTTGCCGATATACGGGTCAAGAGAACGGGTGTTTCTAGTCTCTATGGTTTTTTCACCGCGGAGAATCTGATCGGTGAAATCTTGCTCACCGTCATTGATGTTGATGCCTATGCCTTCTCTTGATCCGTCTCGGATTGAGTAGGATTGCTCTCCTGTTGCAACATTTCCCTCCTCACTTGCTCCGTTGCTTTGTCCCCCACTTCTCGAATCAAGTCCAGAAATGTTGCCGATTTTGGCGCGGATTGCTGCTTCTGTGTATCCAGAGATTGATTGGTCGGTTTTTGCATGTGCGTATCCAGCGTTCTTTGCTGATTCAATCATATAGAACCAACGAATCGCTTGCAAGGCAGAAGGTGGGAGATCTAGTCCCGTGGATGCCTTAAACTGCTCACCAAAGACACGAGAAAAATTTTGGAACAACTGGTGTTCATCCATGTTGACAGGCAAGCCGGTTCCGGATGCAAACATCTCTGGGAAGTGTGATCTGACAAATCTTGCCTCCCAAATGTCGGTCGTAGTGAAACGATCATCACCCGTAGTGTTGAGGGTGTAAGCACCAACCTTTGACCCAAAAGCAAACATGCGCGGGATGAGTTCATCTTGACCCGTTGCCTCCATGACAACCTTGCGGATCTTGCCAATGTCACCAACATCTCCCTTGAACCCGATTTCCCTGTTGAATGCGTTGAGTTCCTTTGTAGTTACTGCCTCATGTAGGTAGTCGTGAACTTTCTGCCAAGAACCAAGTTTATTAAAAAGGGAATCTATTGCATGCAGTGAGAATATCTTCAGTGCCCCCGTTGTCCCTTCAAGTTTGAAGGGATTGCCATCTTTGACTTTCCTATTTCCCTTGGGACTCCATTCCCACTCCATTGATTTCAATGATCCCGTCTCCTTCCATAGACGCATCAGTTGAACTGCATCCTTCATGTTCCCAGCCAACTTCGTGCTTGGGGAGCATAGTCCAGTGATGATTCTAAATCCTACGAACTCATCATCCGTAATATCTGGAAACGCTTGCTTAAGTAGTGAGTGAGTCAGTTCCCAATCCTTGTGGTAGTAGTTCTGGTACTGTGGGTTTTTTTTCAGCCACTCCAATACATCTGGCAATCCCTTCTTAACTGCTTTCAGAATGTTTTCGGTTGTTGGCTTAAAGTTCATTCCACCTTTTGCTACCATCTTTGCCCAGAACTCCGAGAAGAAGTGTCCTTCAGCATCTTCGCCTGCTTTTGCTAAAGCCCGCGCCTGTTGCATAACCTTCTTTGCCAACTCCGCGTTTTGTTGCGCATATTCCACTCCCTTTCCTAATGAATACGCGGTGTTGTCACCGGCAATCTCCGCAGCAACCCTATCGCTCTCCTTCTCAAACATGATCTGGGGGTCGAGACCTACGGACTCGGCAAGGAAAGATTCAAAGTTCTGGTCAATCTTGCCCTCGGAAAATGCGTCCTTGAGTTTCAAGGCGCGGAGCATGGATTCCTTGAGCACGAGCAGGAGTTTCTTTACATAGTCCACAAAAGACTGGGGCATGACCGATTCGTTGATCCGGCCTGCTGCGTAGTCCATGCCGATCTTGGCAATGTTCTCCATGACATCGGTCTCGGTCTCCCGTGCGTATTTTGTGCCCGTTGCTGCTTCAGTCTGCGCAAGCCAAGACTGCAGTTGCGGCATGGTGACCCGTCCCTCCGCGAGTGCCCGTTTCACAAAAACGTGGTTGATCTCTTCAAAGGCATCTTCCGGTTTTGCGTTTTCTGCCAGGGAGATGACTCCGCGGAAAACACCCTCCGCGGTGGTTTCTAGCTTGGCACCTCCGAGGATATTGACGGTGTTGAGATCGGAATCGGCCTTGATGTCGCCGGACTCAATGGCAAAGGCGATCCGCTCGTGAAGGTTGGCGATTCCCGCGGTGTCACCGACACCCTGCATGCGGTCAAGTTCTTGCTGGACGGTCTTGGGTGCCTCAATGGTTGCCGTGTTGTTGGGGTCTTGCTGCTTCCACCAATCCAACAGGTCGTTGACGGTGTTCTCCTCATTGACCAGTTTGGCTTTTACGCGGTCGGAAATAAGGTTTCTGGCAGCTTCCTCGTCGGCAAACCGACCGATCTCTTTGCCGGCGGGATCGGACACCACAAACTCGGCTTGCCCAGCGGCATTTCTGACTGCGGTGTAGGTGTCACTGGTGCCGTTCTTCTCCTGTGCCTTGATTGAGTCTTGCACGAGCAACTCGGTGCCGCGGGCAATGTCTTCCTCGGTCCGCTCCGCATAGACTTCCTTGAAACGGGTGTCTGCCTCGTCCGGTGATTCCGAGGCGAGGACGTATTCGGCCTGCGCCCCGTGGATGCCGTTGTATCCCATCATGGTGCGGTTAAATTGCCTGCGCGGGTCTTTGAGGTCGCGGAAAGTTGCGACACCTGCGCCGACTCCACCCATGAATGCGATGGCCCAAAACCTGCGGGCATCAAAGACATTGAAATCATTCCATGATCCGGTCTGGTTGATGTCATCTCCGATAGCGTTTGCCGTGCCCTCAATGGCAGCGGGAATGGCATCTTGTCCTGTCTCGATCACATATTCAAAACCGACTGCTTCCGCGGCTCGCAGCAGTGCCCGTACCACCTTGCTTCCAAACTTTTTGACGTAGTTGTCGATCAGTTTGGGCATCACACCTTTGATCACGTTGATCTCAAGCATGTCTCCCACTGCTTCTAGGGAACCTTCAACCGCTGCAATAGTGTTCAAATGCTGCAGGTCGGCATCGGGATTTTTGAGCACCAGATCGTTCAAGTGCATGGTGCGGTAGGCTTCAAATCCGGCAACGGGACTGAGTGCCGTTGCGCCCATGGGTGCAAGGGAGGAACCCACATCATAACTCATCTGCTCAAAGGTTCTCGCCCATGTTCCTGCTTTGGTGATTGGGGTGATGGGGTCGATGTCACTCTGGGCAAATGCCTTGAGCTTCATGGAAACCTTTGCTGCCTTGATCTTGTCTTCGACCTGCGCCTTGAGTGAGGCGACTTGTTCCGGTGTTGCCGGAATTCCTGCCTGCTCTTGAACCTGCTGACCTTCCAGCATGGCATTGGGGGTCACGGGCATGACATCACCGACCTTAACTTCTCCGGCTTTTGTGACGTAGATGTGGTTGCCTGCCTTGATCTGCTTGTCGAGAAGGTCCAGGTTGGTGAGTTCCCCGTTGTTAAGGAAATCTCCGGCAAAGTCGGCACCGCGGGCAATGCTTTCCCCCAAGTTTTGCAAGAACCCTTTGGTCTGCTTTTTGTCGAGGTGTTCCCGTTTTGCGGCTACCGACACAAAGGAAAGGATCTTATCGACCTGCTCCGGTGCCATGTCTTTGTACATTGTGGCAAGTTGATCCACCGATGCTTGGTCGGTTTTTCCGGTTGTAAAACCATTGAGCACCTTGAGTGAGGTGGCGACCTCATTACGGATGGGTGCCACCTGCTTCATGGTCTCTAGATAGAGCGATCGGGCCTGCTCGTGGTAGGCATCCCGTTCCTTCTGGTCGGGGATGAGGGGGGCATGCTTCTGGTTCCAAACGGATGCAAGGTCAGTGGGCAATTCTGCCACCCCGCGGTGGGCACCGTGATCAGTGTCTGCAAGTGCTTTGAGCACGGTGTCCGAATAGAGTTCGTCCAATGCCTGGTGTTTGTTGAACTTGTTCTCTACGTATCCGGCAAGTTGCCCGCGGAACTGCGACTCGGTCGATGGCATGTCCCACCCTTGGTTTTTTACAAACTGCTGTTTCTCCTGTTCATAATTGAGTCCGACATCGGAAGAAGGTTTCTGGGTGAGGTATGCCAGACCATTGATGTTCATTGATAGGTCTCGGAAATCCTGCGGGTTTTCGTCCACTTTTGATGCGGCAATGGCATCGGGGGTCTTGCCTCCGTTGTTCTGGGGATCTTGGAATGCTTGGTGCCACCCACCGAGTTCTGGGTCCATGGACTCAGAAAGTCCTGTTGATGGGGGTTGGAAGTTGTTTAGACCCTTCATGAAGGGGGTCTGCAATGAGGCAAGCGGATCGGTGATGTCTGGCATGAAATTAAGCCCGATAAAAACTCACATGCACATGATTTGTGTGTGGGTTGCTACCGTGATAGGGATGCCATCCTTGTTGTGGGTTCCAGATTTCTCCGTTGTGGATGATGTATTTGATGGGTTGGTTTGCTGCCATTTTGACCAACTCATTTTTGAGTTGATAACCAACAGAAGAAGAAGGAACTCCAATGTCTAAAGCATCTCCCGTATTGTGATCGCTTTTACGTTTTTGATGCGCTTCATCTCCCCATATTCCTTCATTAGATAATCCTGCAAACCTTGAAGTCACTGCATCCCACACTGAATAAACAGATGGATTGACACCCTCGGATCGAGTCAATTTCTGAGAAGAAGTACCACTAGAATTATTGTTCATGGTTGTTGGTATTTTAGCCGATGGGATTGGCGCGGTTTTCTTCCACCAGAGCATGCCATCGGTTGGTGGGCTTGGGTCAGTTGCGCGGATATGCCGAAGTTCCTGTTCGTACACTTTCTGGGCATCGGCATCGGTCTGGGCACCGGATGCACGAACTTTGTTCATGACGGAATTCTTCAGTGCAGAAATTTGTAGGTAAGTATTTGTGTCCGCTGCCGATGCAGTGCCATCTCTTATGGTCTTGGCAATTTCCGAGAACTTCTTTCCACCATAGACACCCGTGTCAAAAATGGCATCGACCTGCTGCGCGGCATTGGTCATGACACCCGTTTCCGGCTTGAGCCTCCCGTTATTGCCAACCATCTCTGCAAACTTATTATCAAGTTCCTTGATCAGAACGGGTGCCGTTGCATCGGATACGTTGCCAGTGATCCAAGTCTTTCGGTCGAGAAGTTCCTTGGAAGCGTTATCCAAGTCCTTGGGAAACGTGTCCACAAGGTTCTGGCCCGCTTTATCATAGACAACCGCTTCGTTTCCAGTGCGAGTGTATGCGGCCCTCATGCGTAGCATCTGCTTTTGCTCCTCCGGCGCGGATTGAAACTCTGGGTATTGCTCTAATTGTTTTGGGTCAATGATGTGGTTGGCTTGAATTTTCAAGAGCATCGGATCCACATTTTTTGCCCAGATGTTTTGGTAATGAATGGACTCACCGATCTTTGCCATCTTGACCAAGTTTTCGGGACTGAGGTCTGGATACTTCTTGAGCACTTCACCGGACTCTCCGGCAGATTTGATTTTCTGGTATAAGTCTCCCTGGGGCGAATCGTTGGCAAACTCTGCAAGCAATCCATCTTTTTGCTCACTGATCTTGATGGTTGATTCCATTCTTGCTCCGTCCTGCGGAGTGATTGCTCCGGTCTGCACGGCATTGTCGCGAACCTTACGCATTTCCGTGTAATTCTTGTTCTGCATCAAAGTGTCCATGATGACGCCTTGATTGGAAGCAAACTCCTGCTGCTGGAATGCGTGTGCCTCGTTTGCGGTGGACGCTAGTCCCTTGGTAAAAGCATTGGTTGCTTCTCCCATGTAGGCTTGTTGTTGCATGGGGGTCATGCCCGCCATGAAGCGTCTGCCTCCATCGGTGATTTTGAGCCACTCTGCGGGACGTTGAGCTACGGAAATGTGATTGTCGGGATTGTTGACCCGTTCATTGAACTCACCCTCGATGTTGAGTTTGTTGATGTAGAAGTTCTGCATTCCTGTGACTTCTGCCTCTTTGAGTTGTGCGGTCTTTTCTCCCCTGGCAACATAGAATGCACCGGATGCCACGTTGCCCGCTGCGGATATCATGTCACTTCCAAAACCTGCCTGTGCGCGACCAATGGCACCCGCGGCTTGTGGGTTTTGCATCAAGCCTTCGTAGCCTTTGTTGATCTCGGCTTTGGCCTCCCCTCCCACCACATCCCCCGTGTATTGGGGATTCATGGTGTAGTTGGCTACAGCTTGCGGTGCATTGGGAATCTCGGAGAGCTTGATGTTTGCCATATTAATGGTTTCCCAATGAAAATTGTCCCCCAGCGTAATATTGCGCGGCGGGGTTTATTCCTCCCGACGATAATAGGGATTGATTGGGCTGAATCCCCGCAGGGGTCTTGAGTGAATTGTAATTCATGTAGGCATATCCCGCGTTGGAAATGGCACTTCCTATGGAACTGAGCGCATTGCCGTAGCCGGAAATCATGGAAGCATCAGCGACATTGTTGGCTTGCTGCTGCTGCACTCCTGCAGAGGCGATGCCCATCTTTTCACTCCAGTTCGCCATCTGCTCCGCGTACTGGTACTGCTTTGCGGTTTCGCGGGTGACTGCGGCTTGATAGGACTGCATGGTTCCGGCCCAATCCTTTTCTCCTGCGGCGACATTGGTGGCATAAAGGGCATCCATGCGTCCGAGTTGCTGCATGCCGGCGTTGTAGGCATTGACCACAAGAGGGGATCCCGAATCGGTGGTGACACCACTGGCACCAACGGCTGCGCGGTTGGCGGAGTTTTGTGCGTCCTGTCCCTCAATCATCCGGTTAATTCCCTCCCCACCAACTTTTTCGGTGACCCTGGCCTGCTGGTGGAGACTTGTGGCATTTTTTTCGGCAACATCGGCCTGCGCCATGGCCGTTTTGTAATTAAGTTGTGCTTGGTAGCGGGCAACGGCTGCGCTTGCAGTGGCTTGTTGGCGTTGCAGTGCCGCGTTTTGTGATGCTGCTGCCTTTTGAGCCGCAGAAGATTGAGACGACCCGTACAAGGAAACTCCTGTCCCAGCGATGCCTACTGCAAGCGATGCGCCACCAATATAAAGTGCTGCCGTGGCTAAAGAACTCATGTAAGCAAAAGATCGTGTTTGCCACCGAGGTATCCTTGTCGAAAATCCTTGGGAAGCAGTTCGTTTTCCATGCAAGTGATCTCGTTTTCTATTTCTACGGGATCGGTTTTTTCGGTGATGTGGAAGGTTGACCAGATGGTGTCTTCATGAATGAGTAGCACCCTGCGGGTTCCGACATTGGTGATGCCCGTGTGGGGTGCCTTGAGCAACTCCCTGCTGCCGTCTTCTTTGACCACTTCAACGACACCTTTGGAGATCACAAACGGGTGTTGGGTTTTATGAGTTCGGGAAGTGACAATGATGCCCGCGGGCATGTGGATTTCGCGGATATACATGCCATCAGTGAAACGATGGACAAGGGGGCACTCGACCTGCGGGAGTTTTGCATTTTCCGCTTCAAAGATGTCCATCTTACTCTTCTGGGAAAGGGTATCGAGGGGGAGATCCATGTTGGTGGGTTTTATCACGGGTGAATATACACCTCAATCTGTTATTGGGAGGCCTCCGAGGAGTCCCAACTTGCCACAATTGCCGCAATGGTGAGTGGCATCGGAAGGGTTTGCCGGAGGGAAATGTCCACCCCGTCCTTCCAGTTGCTTGCAACGGTCACCCTCTCGTATCCCATGAGAACGGGGGGAAGGGCATCCATGTCATCGGTCAAGTGGCGGGCCACTAGCGGGAACCAATTCACGCCGTCTGTGGAGTATTCTCCGGCGAGGGATTGGTAGACTTTGACATTCATTTTGTTGATTTTCATGCGGCGACCCGCGGATGTGCCGTCCTGCATGTCGCGCACCAATTGTTCTGGGACAAGGGTCGAGGTGAAGGGGATGCCCACCAGCACGTTGGAAGCGGGTGATTGGAGTGTGATGGATCCACTGACAACGATGGGTTGGGTGACAATGGTCGAGCCAACCGCTTGATCGGCCCAGACCGAGACCGTCTTTCCGTTCAAGTGCGAGAGTCCGGTGATGGTTGTGGAAACATAGTCGAAAGTTAGCGACCCACTGGCAGTTGAAAGGATCGGAAGGGTCAATGTGAAGGCATTGCTGCTTGTGACCGTGACCACAAAGTTTTCCAAGAGGGTTGTAGAAGATGCCGAGGTGATTCTGACCGTATTGCCGGAAGAAAGACCATGTCCTGTGGATGTGACGTTGACCGTGTAGGAGATGATTGTGACACCATCGTTGTCATACACGGGTGTGCTGGTATAGGTGCCACTGATGCCCGTGGTCTTTCCGGTGGAAGTGGAGGCAATTTGTCTTTTTGCACAATCCAAATACCACCAACTTGCGGTGTCCGCGGTGTCGAGTGCCTCCCGCATGCCGGTCTTGAATCGCTCGATGTATCGCACGGTAGACCCGCCAATGGTGCGGTTGACTAGGACGTAGACCTCGTCTTCGCTTCCCAGCCCGTTAATGCAGGCGACCGACTCAAAGGTGCCATTGGTGGTGTGCCGACTGAACCCGACCACCTGCTGCTCGCGTTCATAGGTCATGCCAACCAGTTGACCATCAGATCGTACCATCCACAGGAGTGCGTCCGGCACCCGTTGGTAGGCAACCTCGACGATCCCACCGCGGGTCGTGTGTTCGGCAAGTGCCGTGATGTCGTTGGACACCCAAGTTTCAGAGTTCCACGCATAAACAAACTCTCGGAGCTTGCGACCCATTTTCTGGAGGTAGACAACCGTGTCGTTCATGATGAGAGCAGGAAGGCCACCACTTCCGTAGCGTGATTGTTTCTTTGCCATCACGTTGGTTGCTGTCAATGCACTGGCACCAGTGGAAGAAGATAAACTCCACTCTTCTTGTGTGGTTCCAATCAAGAGTGCCGTCTTGGAAATGATCCACTTGATGAGTCCACCGGATGACGAGGAAAGTGTGAAACTGTAGGAATCCGAGTCGTATGCTCCTTGTTTGAAGTTCTCAAAGTCCGAGGTGTAGCTTCCCCAGATCGTGGATGGGGAGTCACTGGTTCCTGCAAAAATGATTCGAGACTCGTGAAAAGCGCAGGAATTAGGAAATCCCTTCATTGCTGAAAATGCTCCCTCACTCCACATGGTGGTTGCAATGGTATCTCCAAGATCGGAGATGGCAGTTGCCGTGACTACGGTGGAAGAAGTGTATCCGGTGACCCGCACGAAACCCTTTAGGGTTGCGTCGATTGGGGTAAAGACCACACGGGGTGCCGTGGATGCACCTGTGGTGGATGTTCCACTCACTTTGAGGCGGATTTGACAGGTGGTGATATTTTCACCGGAGGAAATCGCGTTGTAGTCGTTTTTGGAATTGTAGGTGCGGATGGTTTTCCAGTTGGTGCCCTTGTCATCGGACTGTTGAAGTTCAATGGTGCCAGTCCATGTCCCAAAGGTTTGCAGTGACCATTTGCCAAGTACGGTGATGGGAGTTGCAGTCGTGCTATTGGCAAGCAACGAGGATTCAATGAATGCCGTGGGGTTGTTGTGGGCGATCTGCCAGTAGCTGCCAACATGACCTGCTTTAAAAATGGCAGAGGATGCCGTAAGAGTGATGGATGATCCGGTCTTTGCCGATGGGGTGATGGTGGTTGAGGTGATGTTCTGGTCGAGCACGGGTGCCCACTTCCATGGAACTTCCCCGATGGTGAAAGGCGGGTTGTAGGTATTGGTTCCCCAATAGGACAAACGCATCGGGACATACGAGGGGTGGGTGATGTAGACCACGTTGTTGACCTGGACGATCTGGATGTCGCGCAGGTCACTTTCTGTGTACGGGTGGGGGGTGCCTACGGAACCGGAGGAGGCAGCAAAGACGGGTGCCGTGCTGGTGGAAGCATAGGTGATCCCGATAGCCTCAAGAATGGAGGAAGTGGTGTAGGAGACACCGTTCCATGTCGCAGACACCGGATGGGTCATGAGCGCACCGTTTTTCCAAAACCTCATGTATCCGACACCGAGTTCCATCACGATGCGGTTGCTATCGGAAAGGTTGAGTCCAAAAAGACGGCATCGTGTGTCGGAGTTCTTTGCCTCACCCAACCATTCGGTGCCACTGCGCCTGTTGGCAGGCCCGTAGGGGGTGATCAGATAGTTCTCCAGGGTCTTGCACCCACTGCGGTACTTATCGAGAGTTGTCCGGCTTTCTAGGTAGGGGGAAAGTTCGCCTGCGTTAAAGGAGGCGATGATGTCGTGGATCATACGAGCACCCCGCTAAATCGCGAGTTGACCAAGGGGGAGTTGACCCAAGGCTCGATCTTCCTTGGTCGGGTGGAGTTGGCATCGATGCGTCCTGCCTCGGCGACCGAACGTTCAAACTGCTGCAAAAGTTGACTTTTCAAATCAAGTGATCCGGCAACGGGTTTGGCTAGATCGCTTGCCAACTTGAGGGACATGATGGAAACAAACGTGGATGTGAAAGTGGAGGGGTCGGGGTTGTTGGAAATGTAAGCGATGGAGGCATGGTCATCGTCTGTTAATAGGGTGTTTCCGTTGATTTCGTAGTTGCTGATGCGGTCACTGGTTTCAAAAGTGTTGAACTTGGTGATGCGGTTGAAATCTTCGGGCAATTGATAAGCATACGACCAATCAAAGAGGGGTTCACCGGATAGTTGGGAAAGGTTTGCAAGTTTGGTCGCAAAGTTCCAAGTGTTGAGCATCAAGCACTCGGAAAGGACAACGGGGTAGAATAGCTTGCAGAAACGGGCCTCCAGCGTGTTGTCGTCCAGGGAGGTGATGGATTGGTCACCGATCTTGCTGAGGGCGAGATTGCAGAGTGTCGTGGAATCCATGGTTACAATTTTTGGGGTTAAACAAGAAAGGGGGTGGCAGCAATTGCGCCACCACCCCCAGCCTTGAAGCGGACTTACTGCTTGGTCGTGTCCGTGAGGATCGTCACCACACCGTTGTCGAGCAGACGGGTGGCACCGACAATCGCGGTGGAACGGATCTGCAGACCGTGTGAGAGGTCAGCGCGGATGTCCATGTAGCTGCGGCGACCACCGTCACAGAGAACAGCACTGTTCTTCTGGTAGGCGATGCAGGTACGCACGTTGCTAGAAACTCCAAGCAACTCGGTGCGGACAACCTTGAATCCCAGGAAGGAATCCACCGTCCCGTCCACCAGTGCGCGAACACTGTTGTAGAGTTGGTTGGTGACCTCGGTCGTGCTGAGCAGGTCGGCAATCTCCGCTGCGCTGACAACCAGGATACGGTCCTCGGCGGGAGCCTCGGCCTTGTCGAGTTTGTACTTGGCATAACGCACCTTGTCGATGGTCAGACCGGAGTTGGTTGCTGTTCCACCGAATGGCACACGGTTGACGGCAATCTGCTGATTGGTCGTGTCGTAAGCCGATGTGGTGGTGGTGGGGATGCCCTTGGTCGTGGTGTCGGTGACCACCGCACTGCCTGTGAGGGCCGTGATGAGGATCGAGTCGACCGTACGATTGTAGGCAGCGAGTTGGGACTGCATGATCTCGCTGGAAGGATTGCTGACGCTTCCCAAGAAGAACTCGTCGAACTCGTCGATGATGTTGGAAACATCGTAGGGAGTTGGGTAGGCCCAACGGGTCGGCATCGAGATGTCGGTGTTGGGGGTGGTCGCATTCTTGGTGGAAACGGCTGCCATGCTGGTCAGACCGAGTTGGTTGAAGCGAACGGCTGCGCCTTTTGCGGCGACGAGCTTGGTGCGCTCCTTGAGGCGGGCATCCTGCTGCTGGAGCAGCTGCTGCCATGAGTTTTCGTAAGCGATGACGTAGTGGTCATCAACTTTTGTGAGGTTGGCCATGATAGTAGGTGGTTGTGTCTCCGCGGGGGTTGGTTTGCGGGGGACAAGGTTTGTTTGAGATGACCGGATTGCTCTGATTGTCCCAATCGGGGTCAGACTCATTCGGGGCACTCCACCTACATGGGCCGAAGTTGGTTATCCTTCAGTGGCGTTGGTTTTGTTCTAAGGTGTCAATACACCATACGCAATCTGTTTCAAACTGGACATCTCACAAAAAGAAACCCCTCCCGATGGAGAACACAAAAAACTCCACCGAGAGGGGTGATCGGAAGCGGGCGAGCAACTACCCGTTCTTGATCAAATCGAGGACTAACGTGTTGATTTCTGGATCCCCGTTCATGTACCTCTCGTGGTACGGGTTCTGGGGGTTCTTGATGATGTCGATGCCCTTGGCCTTGCCTGCCATGAAGGTTGCCGTGGAGTCACTGGAAACGATTTTGTCATCACTCACCATGCGGCTGAACCTCTCCAATGCCACAATCACGTTGGGGTCGGAGAGTCCCTTGCTGTTTGGGTCGAGTCCGGTGACCTGGCAGGCTCGCTTGACCACTGCCATGTTGGTTTCGAATTTCTCTCCCCATGCCTCGGCAAGTGCTTTCTTGCCGGCATCGTATTCCCTGGCAGCGACCTGTTCCTGCTCCGCGGCTTGCGCTGCACTACGCTTTGCATCCCAAGACATAATGGCCTCGGCCTGCGCTGGGGTGAGACCCTTCTCGTGGGCAAATGCGTTGAACTGCTTGGCTTGCGCTTCGTTCCACTCAAACCCTTCGGGGAGATCCGCGGGCTTGACCGCGTAAGCATCTGGGGTTTCGGGCACACCGATTTTGGATCGGAACGCGGCCCATTCCTCTGGGGTGGACTTGTCGTTGGGGAGGATCACCGCATCGGCTTTTTTGCCAAGGAGACGTTGCTGGTTGATCAAGGTTTTTGCCATGGCAGCGGGATCCTTGAACTGACCGAGGATCTGTTTGGAATCGGCAAACTCTTCTGGGAGTCGGTCGAGCCAACCCTCACCGAATTGACCCTTTTCATTAAGCGACCAGGGGCTATCGGTCTGAGTCGTTGTCGTTGAGGTACTCGCGCCAGTGGCCTCGATAAGGCTTCCACTGGTTGGTGTGCTCGTCGAACTGCTCGTCGTGCTGGTTACTACTGGGTCGGCTTGACTTGCCAGTGCCGCGTTTCCGTCCACTGCGACTGCGGTCTGTCCTTCTCCTGTTATCATTGTCATTCGGTTTCATGGGGTTGGTGGTTTACTGCTTCGGAAAGAGGTGGCAATACACCTCCTGCCAAAAACTCGGCATGCTCACTTGGAGAAAAGTTCTCCCTGTGCCACGCGATGAAGGTGGGGTTTTCCCGAAGGGTTTCGGGCGTTAACTTAGTCTTTCCTTGCGGATGTTTTTTTCGGGGTTTCATGAATAGCGCGGTGGACGCAGGACTCGATGTGGAGGATCACCTGCCTCTGCCCGTCTCGGATTGCGGCTTTGAGGGGGTCGTAACTGCCGTCCGGTGCCGGAATGAATGCTGGGGAATCAAAACCAAAGGACTTCTTGAGATGCTCCACGACTTCTTTGCCGGCCTCGGTGGTCAGGCACCCGTAGGAAAGGATCGCCTGCGGAATCGTTGCGATTTCCTGGGTCATTACCTCATCATTTGGTTGAGTTGGGCACCCGCCGCGGTGTCCGGTTTGACGCTGCCGAGCTTCTGGGCGATGTCGGCTTGGTGGGCCTGCTGTTGCATCATGGACTGCTGTTGGGCTGCCTGTGCCCTTCCTTGCCTTATTTGCGCAATCTGTTGGGGGTCACGCAGGAACTCAGCGTCTCCACCGTTGGCAAGGGTCTTTTCGCGCACAATCTTGTCGAAGTCGAAGTTGTCTAGGGGTGACATGTCTCCGGTGGCTTGTGCGACCGCTACGGCACCTTGGACAACCTCATCAATGACCTGCACCGAACGTGTTCCAACGGCGATGGACATCCGGTTGTTGAAGATCACCTGCGGTTCGGGGATGAAAGGTTCCCCGTTGGGTGCAAGTTGGATCAATGATTCTGGGGGAGGGGGGAGCAGGCCGCGGCGGGCGAGGATTCCGTAAACCCGTTTCACAATCGGGATCAAGAGTTCGGTTGTGAGTCGGCTATAGGTCGGGGAGATGAGCACGAGTTTCTCTGACTCCATGGCCCGCACCTGCGTTGCGGTGATGGGGGTTCCACCGCGTTGGGATTCCTCCTGTGCAAACATTTGGAAGAGGGGGACATTGAAAGCCTCTTCAATGTGGGCCTGCTTCTGTTTGACTCGATCCTGGCCGATGTCGTAGCGACCTTGGGTGGCCCATTCACGGGGGATGGCATTGGGGTCGGCTGCACTGTAGTAGGTGATCCCTCCGGCACGGAGATCGACATCCCCGTTCATGTCTTCGGGAACGAGCAGGCGCGGGAAGGCCGCGAGTTCCGCTAGGGCATCGAGTTGCTTTTGGAGGAAATTGAGTTGCTTGGCATCGGGAAGTGCCACCCAGGAGGGTGACCACCCGTAGACAGAGTCCTGCCACTTGAGGAAACGCGACACAAAGACGGGCTGCTCATCAAACCCACTGTTGCGGAGCACATGCTTGGTGGCCCATTCCACATGGGTCGAGGCAAAAAGTTTGTTCGGGCCATCCTTTTTGCCTTTGGTGCGTTCTTTCTCGGTGCGGGGACGGATCTCCCAGACCACCTCGATCTTGGTGTCCCAATTCTTGCCATCTCCGGCCTCGTACATCTTGGCAACGGTGTCCGATACGTTCTCGATCCCGTAGGCTTCCACGAGTTGCCGGACACTCATCTCGCGTTTGACAAGCACGGTATCGACATAGCCCTCGTGGTTTTCACTGGCGACGAAGGAACCGACATCAAAGGTCTTGAAGAGAAGTGGACAATACTCTCCCTCGTCCACAAAAACTGCGGTCGTTCCGAAAGCACCCCTATCGAGGTGGCTTTCATGGATCACGTTGTAGAAGTTTGATCTCCCCAACTCTTCAAGAATGATTTCGGTGCACTCGGCGAAGTATTCGGCGACCCCACCGTCCTCTTCGATGTTTTCCGGCGCGGCGAGTTGCACCCAATTGGAGTGGGGGTCGTTCACATAGGCCATGATGCCCGCGGCCATGATCTGGTTGGCCCTTACCGCGGTGGTGTCAAAAAGCTGGGTTTCCCTATCAAGGTTTGGCCCGATCTGCTTGTTTAAAATATACGACTTGCGCGGCATGACGTAGGTGGCAAGGTTCTGCCACATGCTCATCCAGTAGGCGCGGGATGCCTCGAGTGCCGACCAGCGGGCAAGGACTGCCGTTGCCACAGAAGTTTTACCAACAACCTCTTTTGGTGTCTTTACACCCGTCGAGGTGATTGATCCTTGCTCAAACATGGATTACTTGCCGAGCAGAGATCCCGATCCGGTTGCCGTGTTCGTCGTTGGATTGTCTCCCTTGAGAAGACTTGCTTTTAATCCAAACCCCTTCTGGGCATTGGCATATCCCTGCTGCTGGGCTGCAGCAACATCGGCACTCGATGCCGTTGGTGGAGGGGGTGGAGGTGGGGGAGTCGGTGCCGGAGGAATGTGAATCACCGGAGGGGGGGGAGGAGGTTGGTAATATGGCACATTATTGCCACCACCTTTGTGCATAGAGAGGGTTGGCTTATCGTTTCGGGGGACAGGTGGAAAGGACACTCCTCCGGCAAGTGCCATTTCTGGGGTTAGGAGGGAAGAGATGTCCGATATGAAACTAGCGAGTGCTTTGAACATGCTGCGTAAATAACCTCGCGTCTATACACCCGCAATCTGTTTTTCCTTTCGTACGACACATAGGGCAATTCATGGGTTGCTTGCTTGAATGCGGACATCATGTCTCCGGCATACAAATACAGGTGCCAGCAGTCCGGTTCCTTGTCCCATGTGTTGTGCCATGGGTTGACGATCTTATCTCCCGATGCGTCATGGGATACGGGTCTACCCATGCAAAAAAGGTTTGGAGTCGAGACCACCACTCCATGGAGCAGGTGTGCCTCTAAGTCCTGTGCAAAGGTGCGGACGCATTCTTCCTGCTCGTAGACTGCTGCGGCTTTAAGGACGGGATTCATGTCGATGCCGTGCACACGTTCATGCCCTCGTGTTTAAATTTCTGGGTTTTGTGAACATGTTACCGTTCAAAAATTAGGAGTTTGTTGACCTTGGTGATGCCACAACGCTTCCACCCTGCTATTTTATAACAATATCCAGCATTGGATGAGGCGACCTTTGACGCATTGACATAGGTATAGTGCCTTTGACCAGGCCAGACAAAATCAGCGATGGAGTCTGCTTGTCTGATAAGCTCACTACTTTTGTGTGGGGATTCGTTTCGGAATATTGAGCAGTTGATTCCAAGTTGCCCGGAGTCATCTTTAAATTTTCTCCACACAAAAAGAGCGTCTCCTTCCCATGTTCTGAGAACAATCTTTTGACCTGGCCCACAGAACAATTTGGGTCTGCGCCCATCTTTGTAGTGGATCTTGCTGTAATGTCTGGAAAAGAGGTCTGCACACACTTCATCGCCATCTTTTGTGATCCACCAGAGAGGTTCATAACTCATCCTCGGAACCCCATGCGGGCCTGCCTTGGTCGATCCCGTTCAAACCCAAAGTCGATGCGCTTCGGGATGGCGCGACGATCCACCACCAGACCATGGCTAATCGCTTGAAATGCCATGGAGAATGCGTCCGCGGCGTGGGAGGCATGGTCGTGCACCGGAATGTCTCGGATCGTGATCCCGTCCGTTTCGCTCTTGGAATGGTACTGGTCGAGGGCATCGATGCCGTCAGCACACCCATCAGCGTTGAAACTGACCCGTGGGAAAGCCTCTAGTGCCAGGTTGATGCCGTCCCACACGCTGATTTGCCTTGGTACTGCAATGACATTCTGGAGGCCCGCGGTGAGTAGGTTGCCCTGAAAGAGTCCACCGTTGGCAGTGGCAGCGTCATGGGGAACGAAGTGCGAGGCATAGTTGTAGGCTTTTGCCTGCAGGCGGGCGACCCACTCAGCCGGAGTGCCGCACTCGTGTGATCCAAAAAGACTCTCTAGCATGACGATTCGGTCACCGACCATCTGCCAGACCCAGACCCGTTGGTTCAGCGGGGCACCAATGTCCCAAGAGGTGAAGACAGGCACCTCCCTGTGCCAGAGGATGTCGTTGGATACGCGGCGTTGATTGCGGGCATCCTCGATGAGTCTTGAATAGATTGCGCCGGCTTTGCCGACCGTGAAATCGCACTCCATTTCCTGCCTGTAAAGGTGCTCCGGTGTTCCGGCTTGGATCGATGCCAGTTCCTTGGAGTCGATGATGCCGGACTCGCTCGCCTTCAGCATGAGGGAAAACCATTCTGGGTCATTCAGAGACTGCTGCCACATGCGCCACAGGAACCCGCGTCCCTTGGGGGTTCCGGTGAAGACGCACCACCCCTGGTAGTCGAGCAGGGTGGGTCTAATCACCGAGTACCATGCCTGCGGATCCAGATCACTGACCTCATCCAAGATCACCCCATCAAAGAACCCGCCGCGCAGTCTCTCGTAGGCATCACCGGAGTAGAGTCGGATCGTTGCCTCATTGGGAAAGGTCACCATGAGTTCCTGCTCGTTGTAGCGGATGCCTTCAACGGTCGCCGTGAACTGTTTCAGATACATCCATGCGATGTTCTTGATCTGGTCGCGGGTCGGACCGACCAGTGCGTAACGTGTGGGTGGTCCTTCCCGCTTGAACTTTAATGCACGGGTCACCATGTCCATGATGGCGTGGAAGGATTTGCCGGAACGACGATGCGCCACCACGCACCCAAACCGCTGCTTGCGGAACAGGTATCCCTTGAACTGCTCCCGCGGATCAAGCCGCAGGTTAACCTTTAGGTTCTTTGGTGGCATCGGTGAGCTTGTCCAATCTGTTGAGCAGTCTTGCAAACTCAACCGCGGTGATCTCGTTGTCGAAATTGATCTCCATGGGCCAATCATCGGTGTCTCCGCAGTTCTCATGGATGAAAGCGCAGAACCGGATCACCGCGTTGCGCAGCTTATCGGCATTCAAGAGTTCCCGTTCTAGCTCTCTAGCGTGTTCCAAAATGTTAATCGCCAGTGCCCCGTTGGGTCGCAGGAGTGCATCCGTCCTGGGGGTCTTGCCACTCATTCCACCTTGACCCCACCAATGTAGACATCCACCTCCACGTTGGTCTTGCCGGAGTGCTCGATGTCCAGTTTGTCCCCGTACTTCTTGGGGGCGAGTTTGCTCATCACCCACTTGAGGGTGTCCACACGCAGCCGGCTGCGCTGCACATGTTCTGCATGAAGCACGATTCGATCCTGTCCGGTGCGTTCTGCTTCCTGTATTTCCCAATCGTTGCGACCGTCATGGGCGATCTCTTGGATCTGATCAAGAAATGCATCCGCCTGCTTCTCTCGCGCATGCGCGTACTGGGTACGAAACGATGGAATCTCATCCAACCACCGGAGGATCGTGGTCTTTGATGGCATGTGCGCTAGTAAACAGATGTGTCGCAGTGATTCACCATCTGCGAGGCGACGACAAATCTCCTCGGCCTGCTCCTCTGTAAATGACGATGGCCTTCCCAGCTTCTTTTGGGCGGGCACCAGTGCCTTGGATGCTTTCTTTTTGGCGGGCATTAACTTGTCAACTCGGTGATGTCGCGTTGGATAAACCAAAGAGCTTTCTTGAGGTCTTGAAGTTCGGTGTCTGGGCCACCTTTTTTGCCTGCACGATAGATGTATTTGATGGCAGCACCGCGGGTGAATGGCAGGTGACCAATCATGTCGATCAACTCGATCCCCTTGGGATTGTCGGTGTAGTGCTTGGGGTGGTTGACGGGGTCATTCACGGTTTCATTCCTCGTGACCTTCTGAACTGTTCGTTCGATTGCATCAGAACGGGATGTCGTCGTTCTCGGTGGAGTCTTGGTGGACGATGCGCTCGACCTTGGGTGCGGGCGCAGGTGCGTCACCCTTGACCTTGTAGTTGCCAAGGATCTGCACCTTGGTTCCGGCATCACGTTGCTCCTTCGATAGGGACTGCTTGACGGTGCCATCGTTGTCGTACTTGTCCTTGCCGTTCTCATTTTCCCAACAAATGAGGTTGAGGTAGATTGCCTTGGTGCCGTCCTGCTTGGTGACTTCTTTGAGGAGGGACTTGTCGATCTTGAGAACGTCGATGGATAGTGTGAACATGGTGGGTTATGGGTACTTGATGACTGTGCGGTTTGCTTTCTTTAGGAAAACCTCACCTCTAGGGGTGGAGTCTGCCTTGAGATTCGGGAAGTTGGCGCGGAACACGGGAAAGTTGTCGTGGCGGGCATCTCCCTTGCCAACTCGTCTTTCGGAGTGCTGGGTGCGTTGTACGGACATGTGTTCGGTCTTGATCTATGACAGGTGACAGGTGGAGATTTTACCGAGGTGTCAATACACCGCAACCTGTTTATGCCTTCACGATCTGGGAAAACTCCTTGAGCCTGCGGAGTATCGCGGTGGCGCGATCCGGTGAGAACATCCCGTGCAGTCCTTGGGCATCCGAATTACTCGTCCAGATCGTGGGCAACCTGCGACTCGTCCGGTATTCTAGCAGGTCGTATAGCTCGCTTTCGGCGCGGTCGGTCATCCGGCCCTTGCCCAAATCATCCAAGAGCAACACCTCGGCACTCCGGCACATGGTCAGAATCGAGACCGCGATGGACTTGGTTGCCGGATTGTCCGCAAACTGGTTGGCAGAGTTGAGTGCCAGATCCGTTGCCGAAATGTAGAAAGTGGTATGACCGTCATCGTGCATCCTCTCAAGCAGCAGCACCGCGGATCGGGTCTTGCACCGGCCAGATAGTCCAATAAGTCCGATTCCCATGGGGTTGTATTCCCACATTTCGGTCGTCTCCCGTAAACGGGCAGGAATGCGTTCCGGTAGGGTGTCTAGGTAGATCGGAGGGATCATCTGCTTAAAACGATCCCTACGGGCATTATCGCGCCGTTTTTGGGCATCCTGCTCCGCGTAGGCGATTGCTTTTTCGGTGCATGGGTCGCACTTGGTGGGTGAGAAAACCACTTTGTTGCCAAATGTGATCGGCTCAAAGGTGAAGGGGGTCGCGCAATCAGCGCATGTGGAGGTCTTGATCATCAGAATGCGTACTCGGATGGAAGGGTGGAGACGGTTGCCGGCATCGGTGCGTCAATCCGGTTGAGCCAATTGACCACAAACCTTCGGGTCTTTTGCTTGCCTGGTCGGGTGGATAACCAGGCATCCATCTTGCGGGACTCGGCCTCGATATCTAGGTGGGGGTAATGTCCCTTGATCGAATCAAACCATTCCGCATCGGTGAGTTTTTGAGTCGGTTGCGGTTTCACCGCGACTGTCTTCTCTTGAGTATTAAGTGGTGAGTCTTGAGTAGTAAGTAGCAAGCGTTCGCTATGCGATCGGTCAGCGATCGGTGTGCGTTCGCTATGCGATCGCTTTGACCGTGCAGACTGCCTTGCCTTTTCTGACCGTTCATAAGTTTTAGCAAGTTCCTTATCAACAACCGGATGTATGTATCCATTGTCGGTATGGATAAAAAACTCGCGTAGCACCACAAGGACGGTTTCCTCACTCATGCGAACCTTTCTTGCAAGTCCTTCTAGTGTGATTGGTCGCTCCGTGTCGTATGCAATGTCCAGTAGTCTGCGATAGCACAGATCCTCTTCATTGGTGAGGTGGACAGTTGCGTGTGCGTATGCCTTGATGTCGAACTGGTAATAGTGCATTAGCTTAAAACCCTCCATGCTGTTGCTGCCACGATAGGAACCTGGGCATTTCCAAGGCTTTTAATGCGGTCCACATAATCGGGAACCCCATCACGAGTTCCGTTATAAAAACACTCGCTTTCAGCGGGTCTTTTTCGGATTTCCTCAATCCTTCTGCCAAGTTGGCTCCCCGATATTCCGGTGATCCTGCGAACCGGTTTCTCGTGGTCCCGCGCCACATGCCGGCTACAGGAGTTGGCAACCAACCAGAACCTGGAGCGGCGATGAGGCAACGCGGCGATGTCTGCTCCCAAACGACCCCACCTTGCATCATACCCCATGCCGGCAAGGTCACCGAGGACCATGGCAAGTCCTCCTCCCACAAGTGTTGGTGTGTTTTCCACGAACACTCTTTTTGGCAATACCTCACCGACGATTCTCGCCATATGCCTCCATAAGCCACTGCGGGAACCTGTAATGTCCCCAGGGATGTGCTTCCATCGCCTTCCCGCGACACTGATGTCTGTGCAGGGGAAACCTCCGCAAATGACATCGACCTTTCCTCTCCAAGGTTTTCCGTCAAATGTCGCGACATCGTCCCAGATGGGGAATCTTGGAAGTGCCCGATCCCGTTGTCTTTGCAAAAGGACGTGCCTGCAGTAGGGGTCAAGTTCAACAGCACACACGGTGGTATGTCCGAGAAGGTGCCCGCCGAGGATTCCTCCCCCGATGCCAGCAAATAGGTGTAGCTCATTCAAAACGTCTCCTCCACCCACATGCCGCGTTTGCGTGTGAATGCCTTGAACAAGAACATCGGGAATATCTCCGCGGCGAGCTTGATTTTGACCCTAGCATCGTCCTCCCAAAACCCTTTGACCTCGTGGAGTTCGATGGTCATGTCGTTGGTCACGACCATGAAGTCGGGGGTGTAGGTGGTTCGGTCGGCAAGCCGGATCTTAATAGGTTCGTACATGAACGACCGGATCTCGCCCGCGGCTGCCATCAGCGCAAGCGAATCCCTGTACGCGGTTTCTAGCTTGTTCATGGTGCCCGCGACCCGCGGTGCCCGTGCTCGTGCGTATCTCATTCTGCTGCCTCCACCGTTCATACTCCAACCTCCTCGTCCATCAACTGACCGAAGTCATAAACAGACCTGTAGCGGGATGCAGACATAGCGTCATACTCTCGCCGGCAATCTACACAGCAAAACCTCTGTGTTCGCTTAGACTTAACAAACTTATCCCGACACAAAGCGCACTTGCCCATTATTTCAGTAGCACCCCTCACAGTGCGTTGCTGGTCTCTCACTGCCTTATACGAACAATCCTTGGAGCAATACTTTTTAACTCTAGTGTGAGTGGTAAATTTAGACCCGCATTTCCCGCAAATAAGCTCGATGGTCTCTTTGGCTAATGCTGTCTTCATTCTGGCCCTCTCCTTAATGGCGATGCCCGCGCACTTGTAGGAGCAGGCTTTTTGTGCTGCTTGATTTGATGCAAATTCCGCATTGCACACTACGCATTTTCTTGGGTTCATTGATCCATCTCCTGTCCCTGGGCCTCTCGGATTTCCAAGATGCAGTTTTTGAGCAGCAGGCACCTTTCGTCATCCTTGGAATGGAACGTCTTGAGGGTCTGGTACTGGTGGTAGAGCAGGCCGATTGCGATCTCAATCGCCTCATGCTTTCCCTCTGCCACCCCATCGGCATGGCCCAGGCCGTACCCGTGCTTGAATCCGTACTCGCACCGGTCCTTGGGGGTGGGGATGTATTCCTCCGGCGGAACACCTAGGTGCCGGAGTCCCAGGGTCTGCCAAAACTGCTTCCATTTCGCGTGGATCTTTTCAGTCATTGTCTTCGGGGGTTTGGGGTCGTGTATATACACCAAGGACACTAGCGTGTCGTTCTGGGCGGGTTGCTTGCCGATAACCGATTCGGGTGACGATCCCTGCGCGGCATGCCGTGAGGAACAATGCACCCATGGCATTGGGGGTGGGGGGTTCTCCGATCCATTGCCGGACATCCTCCGCGGTGATCTCGTTGCCGTTGGCGACAAGGGTCATGATCACGGAAAGGCCGGAGTCCCTCCATGACTGCGGGGTGTTCTTACTCACTCGGTAGACACCAAGGTCTCGTAGGGTGGTGCCGTTCATTTTATAGTGCGCTTGAACTTCCGGCTTTTGAAACCAAGTCGGGTGCGGATTTGGCAGGCCGGAATCCCGACAAACCGTGCGAGGATGTCGAGTTGTGGAGAGTTGAAGAACCAGATGAGTTCCTCGACTGCTTGCGGGCTTTCAATGTTGATCGGGCGGTTCCAACTCCCATCTTTTCGCCTGCTCCAGAACTTTTGGTTAACCGTGTGGTCGGGCCGAATGACGGTGAGTCGTCGCAGGTAGCGATAATCGTCCACTGCCTGCGCCAATATCTCACTGGCAAGTTCGCGGTAGTTGTCCAGGAGGTGGGTTTCATCGGTCATTTGGATTCAACCAGTGAAATTGTGTCCTCTCCAATGGTTGCCGGAATGGGTTCGGTCGTAAGTTCCTTCCAGCGCGCCTTCACTGCCTTGGTGTCCAACCTCTCGGAACCCTTTCGGGACTGTATCTTCCATCCGGCTACAGGTGTGCCCGATACAATGGACTCCTTCACAAACCCAGCCACATCCATGTCCTTTTCCACAAGTGCCTGCAGCTTCTTGTACGCGGTGAGAAAGCGTCCGGCATTCTCCGGCGAAGCAAGGATCCACTCACGGGTAAGTGTTGTCGGCATCGCCGGCATGACCGTTAGTGCTCGCTGAGCGTCCGGCAACCATACAGGACAAGCTGAACGCTTCGCACACCACCCGCAGTATTTGTTCTCGCGGGGGGGGTCGCTCTTTGCAGTGACCCTTGAAATAATGCCATCCACCATGGACTTGGTGGCATCGTATTGCCACGAGTGGATGTGATCCTCTCCGGTGTCGATCCCGACGATCACCGAGATTGCGGATGTTGCACCCTCCCGATCCATGAGCATGAGGGCATACACACCCATCTGCTCAAAGTAGGAGTTGGGATCCTCTAGTCGACCGGACTTGTAATCCACCAAAACCAGGGTCTTCTCATCCCCCTCGCCATGGTAGCCCCACATGTCCGCGGTTCCGAAGGTGATCTCATTTAGCTCACCGTCAATGTAGGTGAGGCGCGACTCCACTCCGCGGATGTCGGAAATAAACTCCTTCGCCCGCGCATAAGCCGATGCTGCTCCGGCATCCTGGATTGGGGTGCCCTTGGTGTGATGTTGCTCAATTGCCTCGTGCAGTTCGGTTCCGCGTTTGGCAGCAGGTCCGGCAACGGGGTTGGACTTGTACTCAATGCAAAGGTTGAGCTTTGGAAACGACGAAGGAGACAGGGATTCGTGGTGACTCATGCTGCCACCTCCGTTCCGAATGCGTAAGCCACGACATCGGCCCACTTGGTGCAGAGACCTTTTAAGAAGTTGACCGGAAGGTCGCGGACGTACTCAGCTTCAACACTTGCTCCCTTTTCGGAAAGATAAGCAAAAATGTCGGCCTCGGACACCTTGTCGGTATCCATGCGCTTGAACACTTCGCTTGACCAATCCTTTGCAGGTGCTTTTGGTGCCGTTGCAACTTTTGCCGCGGCAATCTTCTGCGCGGGTGCCGCTGCCTGCTCCGGCTTGCATGCCTCGTTGCCATCATCGTCGGACGCACTCAAACTCAGCAGACTCTGCAAAGAATACCGTCTCTGATAACTGCAAGCAGAACCGAGTCCCTGCATGTCGTGTTTGGCTACGATCAACGGTGCCGTGGTTTCGATGAACTCGCCACTCTCGTGGAGAAGAATCGTCGTGAGGGTGTTGTCCCCCAAAAGTTGCAGGACGCTCAGACCGACATTGGCTAGGGGGATTCTGATGACTTCCAAGATCCCGCTAAGATCGGCAAAGCGATTCTTGAAATGAGGATTCTGGGCATTCTTGACGATGGCGGGTGCCGTTGCGTGGAACTTCGCCAGTGCTTTGGCAAGTGCCGTTATTGACTCTGACCGACTCATGTTGCTCATGGGTTTCGTGTTTTGGGTTGTGTCCTTACGGACGGGTTGTTGACCGAATCTTTGGTTCTGAACCACTGAAAGGGCAGGGGCGCGGGCGATAGCCGACGAAGCGCAGGTAGGCTTCCCAGAGGCGGGTGAGGTACTTCATCGGGTGAAGCGGGTGACGATCCATGTGAGGATCTCTGCGGCTTCCTCGCGGCATAGGACGAGGGTTGCGGTGGTGACGAGTAGGAGTAGTGCGATCATGTGTTTTGTGGGTTGAGGTGTCTATACACCAAGATTAAATAGAAGGAGATTCAACCAAGGCATCCAGGTCAGTGATTTTGATCAAGCGGGTGCGTCCCAGCTTGTGAAACCGGAGGGATCCATTGCTCATGAGCTTGTAAATGAACGCGGTGGTCACGCTGAGTCGGGTCGCGGCGTGATTGGGTCGAAGGTACTTGGGTTCGCTATATACACCCTTCTTAAATAGAGAGGGCTTGGTGGTTGGTGTAACGGGTGTTGTCATTTTGATTTCTTTTTCTTTTCTAGGGATTCGGTAACGGGAAGTTTCAAGAATTCACTTTTGTTCAGACCAGACCTGCGAACCAGCAATGCTAGTTCCTTCAACTCTGCAGGGTCTAGCCACAAGGTCACGAGCTTCTTTCCTTTCATTCTTGAATTTGGCACAACCCAAACTTGGATCGTGTATAGACACCTGTAAAGGTTTATTTTGCATAGTTGAATATGGAAGAGGCGAAACGGACATCAATAATTCCACCCCCCCCCCCCCC